CGGTGGCAACAACAGGTCTTGTGCCGGCAGGTAGGTTCGGTAGCTCTTTGCCACAGAACATTATGGACTGCTTTTGTTCCGTTTGGACCCGTAAAGTTGAAGAATATTCGGACAGGCTCCTAGGACGGAACGCTTCGCCGCGTTCTCTTCCCTCGATATTCGCTCCGCTTCAATGCCGGCCAACTGGACCGCCAGATCGAGCCTAGTCTGGTACGCTTGCTGCGCCGCCGCCACCTCTTTTCGATCTGCCCGCTCCCGCTTTTCGGCCTCGGACATCGCCACGGGCGTTTCCTGACCGGCAGTCAGTTCCGCCATCCGCCCAGATCGCGCCGCGCGCCGCCGAGCCTCTTCACGCTCTGTCTGGACTCCGATGTCCTCGATCTTTTCCTGCGCGGCGAAGCCTTCCTCCCACTCTTTCATTTGCTCCTTCGATGGCATCATGAGCGCGAGCATCTTCTTGCTCTGCCCGGTTGCTTCCTTGTCGGCGTACTTCTCAAACTCCTCCCACGCCTTCTTGTACAGAACGGCCGCCTGCTCATCCGCCGACTTGCGGATCGCGGCAATCTCCGCTTCCGACGCCTTCACCTGCGCGGCCTGTTTCAGAAGCTGGTCGCGCTGATAGTAGATCTTCCCGGTCGCGTCCAGTTCAGATTCATCGCCTTTTTTCTCGAACTCGGCCGCCTGGCGCCGGAATTCCCGCAATTGCTCCGCGCCCTTCGTCACCGCATCCAGTGCCGCTTTGCGCCTCGTCTCGTTAGCTTCCGCGACCCGGAGTTGTTGGCCCAGATCCTGCGCCTGCACCTTCGTCAACGGCTTGTCCGGTTCGAGCAGTTGTTTCTGGAGCCGCTCGACATCCTTCTTGGCATCGGCGTATGCCTTCTCCATGCCGTCGTGAGTACCGAAGAAGCGAGCGCGAATCCGATCCGTCTCTTCCTTCCCCTCATGCAAATCTTTCCGCTTGGTGGCTGCCTCGGCGTCCTCTAGCATCTTCTGCAACTGCTGGACCTGGCCTTGGATGTCCTCCGCGCGTTTTGATCGGGCCTCTTCATCTCGGGTTGGAGCGATCGCTTGCAGAAGACCGAAACCGCCGGTCAATCGTTCCTGCTCAGCCCGCAAATCCTCGATGCGTTTCAATGTGGCGTCACGGTTTTTCATGATGTCCGGCGCTTGACGTTCCATGTCAGCCACTTCCTTGCGGTGGGCGCTAACGGACACGCTCGCGCCGTAACCACCCAACGCCTTGATCTGCGCGGCGTCCTGAAGCGCCTGAATCTCTTCGCGGTGTTGCCGCTCATCGTCGCCGGCAGTTCCGATGTTGTTGAGGAACCAGTCGACGCCCTTCCCCACCCACGTCACGGTGACGACCAGCCCTTCTTTGAACTTGCGGACCAGCGCATCCCACTTGGTTTCGAGCACCGTCACTTCGCGCTGGTATTCGGTAAAGCGGTGGATGTCCTCCTCGGTCGGCCCGAAGCCCTGCTCGTGGGCGACGCGCAGGTTCTCGTTGAGTTCCGTCATGAATGGAATCGCCTCGATACCGATCTTCTTAAACAGGTCCATCGCGGCGGCGTCCCGCTGCAACCCTTCCGGGAGCTTGTTCAACCCCTCGGAGATCTCCGTCAGAATCTCGGAGGTGGGTTTCATCTCCCCGGTGGCGGTGTGAAAATCGATGCCCATCGCGCGCAAGGTTGCCCGCGCCTTCTCGCCTTCCGTGGAATTGTCGTTCGCCGCCTGCGAAAGGCCGCGCATTAGGCGCTCCACAATCGAGATGTCCTGCCCGACCGCCCGCGCCGCGAAACCGAACTGTCCAACTTCCTTCGCGGTCAAACCGGTGCGCAGTTCCGCATCCTTCACGCGCGTGCCGTACTCGCCGAGACTCTTCGCCGCTTCAAATGCGGACGCCGCGATACCGCCAAGCACCGCAGCGCCAGCCGTGACAGCGATTCCAAAGGGACCAAGAGCGGACAGCACGGACGAGACTGCGCCCTTCGCTCCCTGGAGCGGATTCTCCATGAACTGGCTGACGCGATCGCCGAACGATGTGACCGCTTCGGCGTGCTTCCGCAGGGCCTCTTCGGCTTCCTTGGCGGCCTTGACCGCGAGAGCTTCGCGCGCGACCTTCTCTTCAGCGGCGATCATCTTTTCGTAGGACTTTGTGATCGCGTCAATGGCCTGCGGCTCGCGGTTGTATCGCTGCAAGAGCTGATCCCGCTGGGTGATCAGCCGATCCACACCGCTCTTGCCATAGGTCTCGGCCTGTTTTTCTAGCGACGCAATCAGCCGCTGGACGCTGGTCCGGGTCTGATCCGAAATCCGGATGACCTTGCCGTGCGACGATTCAGCTTGCTTCTCGAATCTGTCCAGCCCGGCGTTGGCCTTGTCCACTACCGGGCTGACTAGGTCCTCGGCTTCGAGGATTACGCGCTCTGCTTGATCCGCCATTTCACGCTGCCTTGAGCATTACGAAGGGACGCGCCTGGAACGCGGCGAGAACCGCCTGCCGGTCATGCGGCGAAACACCCCACTGCGCCTCGCGCCGGTTGTTGAAGGCGGCGATCTGCGAAGCCGTTTGCCGCCGGCCCGGAAGAGCCTCGTCGAGAAACCCGATCGCCGCGCGATTCTCGTTCGCGGTCAGGACCTTGAGGCATCGCAATGTGTGCCCGCTCCAGGTCCAGTCACGGATGGGCTTCAAACCGCGCGCCGATTTGTAATCGGGGTAACCGCGTCGGCCCGACTGGCCGGGCTTCAGCGGCGCGGCCGACTGGTCGTAGATATTCTGTCCGCTCTGTATGCGCGCCCGGATCGAATCAGCCAGCGCCTGCGCGAATCCCTGCATCTCGGTTGCAGTGTATGGCGAGTAGACAAATCTGGCGCTTTTGATGACGGTTTGGAATCTGGCCATGGCTACTTTCGGGGGGCAGTTCGCCAAACCTCCCGGACCAAGCTTCTGCAGCAACACTCAAAGTGCTTGACTCTGGGGTTCAAAAGCTGTTAGAAACAATTCGGGCTAATGGCGCGGCAGAGCATATCCGGATCGGACGAGCGGGCTTGGCCTGCCGTGATTCGAGCAGTCCAAGGAATCTTGGGACTCTCGGCGCTGGCGATTCTAGCCCTCGTTCCGATCGCAACGATCGCCCTATACAACAGTGCCGGCGGCACCGACCGCGCTGTAATTCTCTTCGGGCTCCTTGTGTTTCTCGTGGTCATCGTTTGTGGGAACATGTTCTACCTTTATCGCGTAGAGGCAACCGAGATAACTTTTCGTGTACGGGTGGCTCGATCCGTGAATGGGCAACAAGAGCCATGGGAGGGCGCTCTCATACGAGTGTTCAAGAACAATAGGCAGTTCCGCGAAGAAGCATCGGATGAGAATGGGGACGTCGCCTTTCGAGTCCAGGTCAAGCGCACCGACGACCTGCACGTAGTCGTCTTCGACCCCGGCACACAACAAGTGCGATCGAGCAAGGCGGCCCTTTATTCCCAGGGGGAATGCCGGATGATCAAGACCATCACGATTCCCTAGTCACAATAATGTCTGAGCTCAAAACCCACGATAACGCCGAGATGATACTAATACCGGAGGGACCATTCACTTTTGGTGTCACCGATGAACAACTCCGTTCACTCGGCTACGATGCAGCCACGACTAAAAAATGGCGGCAACAATACAATGAACGCCCTGCCTCGCAAGTGCACCTGCCCGGGTACTACATCGACAAGTACCCCGTTACGAACCATCAGTATCGGCAATTCATGACGGCGACTAATCGCGGACGAAAGCCCCGGCTTCTTGACTCTAACCTCTGGGGTGAGCCAGACCAACCCGTCGTATCCGTCAATTGGGATGATGCGACCGACTATGCCAACTGGGCCGGCAAGCGCCTGCCCACCGAGGCGGAATGGGAAAAAGCCGCTCGCGGCACCGACGCCAGACTTTTCCCCTGGGGCAACGATTTTGCGGCACCATGCTGTAATTGTTTTGAAGCAGGACTCGACTGTACTTCGATTGTTGGTGCCTTCCCAAATTCCGCCAGCCCGTATGGTGTCCATGACCTCGCGGGCAACGTCTGGGAAATGACGACGGACCGGTGGGACGACGAGAGTTTTGCCATGCGAGGCGGCGCTTACTTAACCTACCTGCGCTTCTGCCGCACCACCTCGCGATGGGCCCCAAGCGACGAAGAACTGCGCCGCGGTCCAGCGTGGCTCGGCTTCCGTTGCGTTCGGAACGCTTGATTAACTTCGTCGCTTGGCCGCTTATTCGACAAATTGAGCCCAGGCACTACCGAAAGCGGTGATTTTCACCGTCCCCATTTTTGATCTGCTCTTGGCGCTCAGCCTCGATCAGTTCCAGCACCCGGAATTCCTCCTCCGTGATATCCGCGAGCGTGATCGTCAGCCCGATGCTCTTCGCGTTGAGAATGCGGAAGCACCGCCGAACCAGAGCGCCGTTCGGCGTGTCCATCGCATCTTCGAGCCGGTTCCGTGGGCAGCCCGGCCCGTGGCTGACGTCGATTGCCTTCCAATCCGCGTCGCAGCCGGGACAACCACTCAACTCAGTCTGCGCTGAGTAGCCGCACTTCCGGCAGCGGAAGATGCGGTCGGGGCAGTCTTCCTCACGTCCGCACAGCGCACCCTGGTGCAACACCGACCGGATCAGGAAACGAACGCCCGGCTCTTCCGGCCAGTCGCCGGGCGCGGCTATTCCGGATCTTCGTCGGCCTCGATGGCAAGTTGCGCGATCACTTCGGACACCGCGGCCGACTTGTGAACAATGGGCACGGCCCCGGCATAGCCATCGTGCGAGACATGCAGCTTATCGTAGAGCGCGCCGCTCGGCTCCAGGAACGCGCGTGTCTCGACGGACCTCCGCGCGGCGACGACGCTGGTCGAACCGCGTTCGTGGTCCTGCATCTCCTTGGCGGTCGGCATGCGCAGCACGTGAACTACGCGCGCGCCGGGGACCTTCATCTCGATCCTGTAGTTGATGCCTTCTCGCTCGACATGGGCCACTGCACACCGCTCGATCCGACCGATCACCATGCCGGCCTCAGCGTCATCGAATTCGGGACCGTCTTTGTCTGTGCGGATCTTGGCGAACAACTCCGCGTTGATCTTCGGCAAGTCCACATCCTCGCTCTGCGATTTCCCACGCCCGAGGAAGTGCCGCACAGTGCGTTGTGCGCGCGCCCATGCGCACCACTCCTCGTCCGAGGGGAACCTGACCTCGCAGGTCTTCTCGCCGCCCGAGAGGATCGGCACTACAAACGGCTTCGACGCATCGAAGCCCGCTTTCTTTTCGTTTTCCATTCAAGCCTCCTATTGGCAGATACCCGTTTGCGGCGTGATGATCGTCATTGTCACCAGCCCGTTTGTGGGGTCGTAGAGCTGGACCCCGGTGATTTGAAGCGTCACGATGCCGTCCGTGTTCCCCAACTCAGCGACGTTGAAGCCCATCTTCTGGATGAGCATCGTGAAGGAATTGTTGGAATCGCGCGTCACGGTGACCGTGGCTGTGCCGGTGGTCAGGTTGATCAGGTTGGAATACTCGGTTGATCCGTACTGGACGCGCACCACAAACTGCACCGCGAAGACACGGTCGCCCCATTCGAAGCGTCCCTGGATCTGGTAGCCGTCCTGCGAGCCCGAGCCGGGAAAGAAGCCGGGGCGGAAGTTGTTTTCCCACGAAGCTTCCATGGACACGAACTGCTTCGCGCTGCCGCCGGAGAGGTAGTTGATGCCGTTGAAGGTCAGCGCACTGATCATCCCGGCGTTGAATTCATGCGGCGTGTAGACGGCTGGAAGCGTGATGCCGCTGGGCGAAGTGTACTGGCCAGTAGTCACGCATTCCGCCGAGCACATCGCGCTGGCGCGGCCGGGGGAGTTCTTAATGGACAGCTTCCAGGACTTGACGGCGCATCCCACCAGCATTTCATCGAGCACCGCCGAGCCGCCGGGTCGGATCTGCTGCACGAAGGAGAAGTACGGCAACTCGAGGCCGGTCGCGTTCGTGGCTCCCAGGGCCGGAACGATGACATATGTGTAGGGACCGCTACCGCTCAAGGTGACATTGCCCAGAGCGAAGGACATCGCCCAGGCGAGAATCTCCGACGAGGCGTACTTGGAAATCTCAAACGGCGGCATGTTGTAGTGCGACTTGAAAAGTTGCGTGGGGAATTCATGGCCCTTGCCGATCTCCGCCTTGTCGTCCTCGTTCACCGGGACTTTCGCCCACGGTTTGGTTGTGAGGTTGGTGTGCCGCCAGATCGTCCCCGACGTGTTGGCGGTCCCGATGGCAGTCTGTTTGCCGAAGCCCCAGCCCTCCATCAATTCGTTGATGCTTGCCATGCTACTTTTCCTCCTCAGCCGGGGCTACCGGGTTCTGAGCTATCGGCTCCGGTGCGGGAACCTGATGCCAACCGGCTACCATCAAAATCGTCAACTGTTCGGTGGTCGCCTCGACTTCCCTCACTTCGCCCTCGGGCGATCTCATGTGTACCGTCTGCATGTTGTCCTCACTCACCTCCGGGATTGCCTTGCTCCACCAACGTTGCCTGAACTTCGAAGTAATCGAGCGTTGCGCCGTCCGCGCTCACCACCACTGTGTTTCGCTGCGCGGACGGAAGATCCAGATCCATCGGGTAGCAGTCGTGATCGATCTGGAAATGCAAAAGCGATGACCACGACGGAGCGCCCGCTGGTACAGCGCTCACCACCAGCCAGAACAGATCGGCATACGTCGCCGTGGCGTTCTGTTCTGGCGCGCGCAGGTAAATCGAGAAGCGATGCGCGAAGTGCAGCGCCCCGCCCGTGAGACGCCGCGGCGTGGTGCCGTTCCACGCGACTAGGATCGAGCCGGGCTGCATCTGCAGGATGGCAAGCCGCAGGTTGTTGTCGGTCGCCAGCCCTTCCAGAAATGCCCGAATGCCGGCGGGGTCCCCACCGATCCCGGCTACCAAGTCGGGGCACGATTGGAGCGCGGTGACCCACTCGCCGAGTATTGTTGTGGGATTGATCACGAGCGTTGAAGAAGTGTCAAAGCGATCATGCCGTAGGCATCGGGCTGGCGTAGAGCCGTCACCACGTACTGCGCGCCCCAGGCGGTCACCCAATCGCCTTTTGATGGTGGGTTAGTAAAGTCCGACGGATTGACCGAGATCTCCTCGAACCCCGCCATCGCGCCCGACTCCTCGGGCATCCGGGCATGGCGAACCGCCGTAATCGTCAGTGGAGCACCCACCTGCGCGCCAGCTTCGACGGCTTGATACACGACCGGCTCACCGAACGTCTCCTGCATGACGGCGTTTGCCGCCATATCGAGTGCAGACCAGCTGGACATTGGGAAAAGGGGCGGCGCTGGTCAGTTCAAAACGCCTCAGAAAGGCCGCCGCTTCCAAGATCGCCGTCGGGCACATTTCACAATCGCTTCGTGCAAGCAAAACGATCAGGGTCGCTCGTTCGGCGTTGGGTTAGTCAGTCTTCTTGCACGAGTCCGAGGTCGCGTCTACCAAAGTCAACCACTCTGTCACGAGCAGCAGTAATTAACTTCTTTGAGGTTGCCATCTCGTCCTCTGTGCAAGACGCAGGATCGAAGGGATCGATGGCGCGCAGCAAACGACCAATACCTGAGATCACATCAGGAGGCAGAATCAGCCTCGCGAGGGCGCGGGCACGACGAAACTCCAAAATCGCTTCCTCGCCACGCTGACGGGCTTCCGCTCGCGGAGTACCGTCAGCCGCTCTGCGAAGACTGCTCCTTTGGAGCTGGATGTTTTCGAGCGCATCAACCAATCGCGCGTAACAATCGCGCTTTTGAGTCAAATGCCACTGCTGCTGCCATAGGCCGCCGGATATTTCGGCCTTGATGATCTCTGTCTCCCTTGTGACCGCCCGCACCTGCTCCAAGACATTGTCAATGTCCTCTTTCGTGGCGAGCCGTTTACCTTTTTCTTCAGCATAGGCCTTCAGATAAGGTTTTAGGACTATCTCGCCGAGAAAGCTAATGATGATCACGGCAATACAGGCGATCCAGCCGATCCAGCCAGGATTCATGTCAGCCTCCAAATCCGTAAATCTAGCTGCTCAGGAGCATAGCGTAATTTCGATTCTCCCGTAATTCTCCTCGGGAAGCGGGCCGGGCTTTTCAAGCCATTTCAAGCCATTAACAAGAGCCAGGGAAAGATGGGCAATTTACCCGAGCGTGATCACGCTGTAGTACGCGGTCACGATCATCGTGCCGTTGCCGGTAGCGAACGCAGCCGTGGCATTGGTGATATCGATGCCGGTCGCTGCGGGCGGCTGGTAGCCCGCCGAAGGAGGCGCCAGCACGTTGACGGTCGCCGTGCCGCTGTTCACGGTCGCCGCCGCGAGGTTACCAGCGTGCGGATTGACGCTGGTGCCGTGATACTGGAACGTCAAGGCGCCGCCACCGGTGAAATTCGTCCCGCCCGGTTTCGTCTGGATCACGAACTGATCGGGCACAACCACCTGGCCCGCAAGCGGCGCGGGAATGATATTGACCGGCGCGCCATTCATGGCTTCGATCTGCGCTGCCGTAAGGACCACGGTGATTTTCTGCAACAGGCCGGGGTCCATGTCGGAGGAAGTCACCAGGCCGATGGAGCAGAGGTTCAGTCGCACGCGGACGGTCGGGTCCGCCGTCAGGCCGCCCGGTGCGTTGACGCCGCTCGCCTGATTGAGGTCGGCGACGCCGATCTCGCGATTTCCGGGAGTCGTGGACGGCGAAGCGGGCGGAGCGGACGTGGCCACGAGGTTGACGTTGTCCCAGTAAACCTTGTCGCCGGGATTGAACGTGCTCGCATCCTTCGCGAGGTCGAAGACGCCCCACGTGACGATCTCCAGCGACGCGCCCGAAGCCGCGCTGAATACCGCGACGCCGAAGATGTTTCCGGCAAGAACGCCCTGGCCGGTAACGACCGTGTAGGGCGCGGTGACGGTGAGGGTTTCCCCTCGGTGTACATAATTCTGCATGATCTGTTCTCCTTTTTCCTGTTGAGATTTCTATGCGCCCGCGCTCTTTTGCAGGCCGCGATAATCGATTGCCGCCGCGCCGAAGTCCATGCGCGCTTTGATTTCGACGCCGTCCACTTCGAAGCCCTGGCGGGTTTCGATGTACACACCCTGCTGACCTTCGAGGTAGCAGTATTCGAGCGTATCGATCAGCGCCGGATCGGTGAATAGGAACCAGTTGGTCGCCGTGCCGGTCGCGTTATCGAGACGCGGCTCGACAATCGGAACCAGCGACCGGACCCACTCCGGCACCACCTTGGTCTGATCCGAAGACGCGATGTTGATCGGGTAGATCAACTGGAGCGCGTAGGTTTCGAGCGACGGCGGCACCGCCATGAAGCGGGGAATCAGGTCGAGAGGCGTCCCCTGCGGAGCCTTCTGGAGCCGCATCTGCACGCGGGCTTTGGCAAGCGCCGTCAGCGGAGCGGCGTTGGTCACGGTGGGATCGATGCTGGTCGCAACACCTGTCAGCAGGTTGCTGTGAGCGGTGTGGAAGATCGCTTTGTTGTCCAGCGTCATCACCGGGTTGCTGGTGATCAGTGCCCAGACCGTATTCGATTCGAGCTGCGCGGCCGCCACGCCCAGAATCGCGGGAATGCGCGTCATGGCCTGGAGATCGTCGTTGATGATGACCTTGCGCGTGATGGCCACGACCTCGCCGAAAGTCTGCAGCGAGTAGTTCGTGTTCATGTCGGTGAGGTTCGCCCGGTGATATTCGCCCTTTTCATTCAACTGCTGGAGGACTGGGGCGTCGCTCAACTGAACGCGATTAATGGGCTTGAAATCGGGCGCGGTGACTTGCCGGCAGAAAGGCTGGAACGTGCGCGGGTACGCCTCGTAAGCTTGGCGCAGCGTCTTGTTGGCGACGTTCGCCAGGATCGCGGGAAAGTCCGAAGTCGATTCCGCGCCGCCCCCGAAGAACTCCGCGCCCCGGCTCGGGGCTTGCAACGCGAGTTCGGCAATCCGGTTCTTGTTCATCCCCCGGTGGTTGATGCCGCGGATTTCAAGAGACTCGCGGGCCATCTCCATGAGCGACAGGCCCACGTACTCGCGCCCCATCTCCTCGGCGCGCCGCTGGTGCTCCTGGCCGCATCCGCTCAGCATTTCCCCGGTCTTGGGATGCTTCGCCAGGAAGAACTTCGGATCGTGGCGAAGCAACATGGCGTTCTGCATCGCAGCCAGCCGCGTCTCCCCACCGTCACGCGTGATGCTGAATTCACTGCGAATCGGCCTTTCCTCGCCACCCACGGTTTGCTGTCCCTTGGCGCTCAGCGCCTCGAATGCATCGACGCTGAACTGATCCGCCGTCTTGCCGTCGGCGATGGCTTTGCGGACAAAATCATCTCCGAGAATGGATTTGAAGCGAGTAGCGCGATGTTCGATTTCAACGACGCGCTCTCGCTCCAGCTTTACCGCCTCGCCGCGCGCTGCGACGAGTTCCTGTTCATTCATACGGGCCTCTACGCCCGCCGCCCCATCCGTTAAATGCTTGGTGCTTTCTGCCATGGCAGGTTTCTCCTTTTGTGGGCTTGATGCCCGTGCTGCTTCGCCGCCGCTGCTCTTTGTGGACAAAGCGTCGGCGGACAAAAACGTTGCGTTGAAATCGGCGGGAACCGGAACGACGGATATCTCAAACGGTTCCCAATCGGTCGCCGTGAACATGCCGATCTCGTTCGGGTTACTGTACGGCGGCTTGCCTTCCGGCATGCCTTCTGTCTGGGCCTGGACTTTCGTTTTCTCGCGGTTGTAGATCCACGCTCCGAAGCTCAGGTTCTGCACGATCCCGCTGGACACCTTGCGGAACAGATCAGCGCCGTCTTCGTCGCCGAGGTCGAACTTCAGCGTCGCCATACCATTCGCACCGTCGGCCCAGGCTTTGTTCACGACGCCAACTTGCGCCTTGGTGCCGGCCTTCCCTGCGGCCACGGACTTGTAGTCGTCGCCGGTGAAGTGCGTGTCGAAGATGGGAGCGCCGGCGTTCAGCCGGTCCAGTCGCGCGCCGTCCATGTCGAGCGTGAGCATGTACGGCTCGCCTGTATCGGGATCTTTCCTCGGAACCTGCGCGCCGGTATACCAGACGACATCGATCGTGCCGTCCTTCTCGTTCGCCGTGCTGGCGACTGGCTTTGCATCGGACGCGGCGAAAAACTCAAGCGCCTGATCTGCTTTCATGTGAACCCCTTTCTACGAGCGATAAATCCTCGAAGGAGAATCCCAGGACCGCGTTGCAGGCGTCCCCGAGAACAACTCCGCGATAGTTTCGGCGTCGGCATTCGAAACGGCGGGGACCTTCGTACCGGCGACGGTGGGTTTCGAACTCGGTGTGCGCTCGTCGCTCGCGGCGGGCTGCTCCTGGCCGCGATCCGTCACGTTGCGCGGATCGCAATCCAGAATGATTTCGAGCTTGTCGAGAATCTTGTTGATGCGCGCGATCTTCTGTAGCCGCTCTTCCGGGTCGTAGCCATTGCGCGAGATCGCCTCGAACAGATCGAGCGTTCCGGTCCGAATCATCTTCAGTTCCGCCGCCGCGTCCTTCACCGGATCGACGCTCTCGAACTTTGGCGCGGTCCACTGCACCGCATGTACAGCGACCTTTGGGTCATCCAGCGCCTTCTGCGGAATCCTGCCCTGGAGGATCAGTGTGTCCACGAATCGCCGCCACACCGGCATGCAGAACAGCGGGATCAACGTCAGCCAGCGATAAGCCTCCACGGTGTTGCGGAACCCCAACATGCCGCCGCGCCAGGACGAGTAATTCACCTGCGACATGTCGCCCGTGCCGAGTTCGTACGGCAGGCCAATGCCCGCCATGATTCCCTGCAACTCGGTCATCTTGTATTCGCGGTAGCCGCCCGCCGCCGGAGGGTTGTTGAACTTGATCTCCTGTCCCGGTTTCAGGTACTCGACCATTCCCGGTTGGAATGTTTCCACGGGAGCTTTAGTGACAGGGTCCGTACCCGAAATGCCCAGCGGGTCGCCTTCGATGCCTTCCGGTTGCTGCACGAAGGCGGTGACGCAGGCTTCCACTTTCTTGCGGACCCGCTCTGCGTCGCAGTAGTCATCGAGGTCCCGGAGCGCCATCATCACCGGCGATAGCCACGGCACACCCCGGACCTGGCCCGGCCGCAGCACGCGATAGACGTGCATGATCTGATCGGCTGGCACTGGCTGGCTGATGATTCCGCCGCGCGGGTTCAGAATCAGTACGCCGCCCGGGTGATACGTGAACAGCCAGTAAGCGACGCGGCGGCCCAAGTCGTCGAACTGCACGCCCTCCATCACGTGGCCATTGATCAGCCCCATCGTTCGGGACTGATCCAGGAAGTCGGCTTCGAGCATTTGAAGCTGAAGCGGAACGCGCAAACCAGCAGCGGCAAGACGCGGGCGAAACCGCACGATCGCTTCGCCGCTTTCTGCCATCGTTCGGATGGCCAGCGTCTGCATGCCATAAAAGTCCAGTCGCTGCGGCGTGTCGCAGGCATCTGCGAAGAACGGCCACTCGGCGTCGATGATCTTGTCGATCGCGGCATTGCCAGTCTTCGCCTTCGGCACGATCCCTGTTCCGACGACGTTGCCGGACAACTCTTCGATCGCGCGCGCCGCATACGGATTGTTGCGGATAAGATCGCGGCTCCGGTTGCGGAGCCAGGTCAGCGACCCCATCAGCTCGACGTTGGCGTCGGTCGAGGCCGCGTACCAGCCATACGTGCGCCGGCCTGCGGTCGCGCCTTCGTAACGGAATCGTTGCGCGTGCCGCTCCAGGTAATCCTGAATCAGTTCCAGCGCCACACGGTTCCGCACGCGTTGGAGCGCGAGCCGTGGCGCCACCGCACCGATGGCTCTGTCGAGGAAATTCATTCGGGCACATCGGAGCCGAAGTATTCCGCGCCCGGCCTTTCGGGCAGTCCCCGGCGAAGCTCTCTGATGATCAGGCTCAGTGCCGTATCGCTCACGACCACGTACCGCGCGCCCTCGGGATCATCCACGGCTGCGCCTTGGCGCGGCGAGCGTTCGAGAGGGTCGATGAGTTCAGGCAGCCGCGTCATTCGTCACCACCGGTCGTCGAGCGTTGGACCCGTGGGACCGTCTCCACGCTTGTGTTGCGCGAGAGTGACGCGGCTCCCGGTCTGCCCGCTGGTCTGCCGAATATCCTCTTCAATCTCGGCCTTCGCCTTTCGTAGATCGTCCACGGAGCGATAGGTCACCACGCGCCCGTCCGGGAACCGCACCTTCAACGTAGGATTGCCGAGCGCCTGATTAACAGCGTCCAGGTTCGCTTGCAACTGCTGAAGCGTCAGAGCCATGTCAACTTCTCCCGAACCAGTTACGCCGTGGCACCCAATCGTCAGCGCGATCAAAGGGCGCGGAAGTTCGTCCCTCGGCGGACCGTTCGGATTGCCCGGCCTGCGCCACGACCACCGCCGGAGGAATCGACTGCATCTCTTTTCGCCGCGAGCGCGCCATCTGCGCAAATCGATCGCAATACGCGTTCATCTTCAAACCGCTCGCGTAGAGCGCTTGCAGTGCGGCGTACGCATACACGCGGCAGTCGAGCGCCTCGTTCCGCGCGGCGGGAGGCTTGCGCCATTCCTGCTTGGGATAGCCGTGGTGATATCGAGTGAACTTCCGCTCTGCCGTGAGTTGATCGAAGTATTCCTGGTCGCGGCCGATCGGGAAGTGACAATATCCCGGCCCGGCCTCCCTGATCTTCAGGCGGTCATACAGCGCCGTCTTCGCGGCGTCCACTCCGACCATGAAGAACGGCGTCTGGTTCTTCCGGCTGGGCTTTCGCGGCCAGATGGGAGACTCGCCCGCGCGTCCCTTCACGGCGTATACACGGCGCGCATAACGGTCGCGCGTGAACCGCAGCACAGTGGCATCCTTGAACCCGCAATCGATGCACGCCGCAACGATTCGCAGCGGCTGACTGGAGTCGTGCATACACTCGGAGAGGAGCAATCCTTCGAGGTGATCCCAGACCTCCTTGCGCGTCACGTCGCCGGGGATCACATGATGCGCGATCGACCAGGACTCCTCGTCGCGCCCCCAGCCAACGATTTCCACCTCAAGCCGGTCGGCCTGCACGTCCACTCCCGCCGTGACCAGCGCGACTCCGTCCGGCGCCTCAGCTTCAAACGGCTCGCAGCGATTCCACAAGGCCCGCGCATCGGTCGGCACCTCGTGGTGCTCTTCCCACAACTCCGCGAGCACCGTGTTCATGAACGCCTTCAGGGTCTCGGGCGACTTCTTCGCCGCGATGAACTCGGTGGCGATCGAACCCCAGGCGCGCTTCAGTGAGACCAACTGCGAAATGCGAAAGCCCGGAATCGGCGACGCCGGATTCTGAGCGCGATACTCGCCACGCTCGACCATCCACGCTTTCTCGTGCGCTGGAATCAACTCGCGGCACCCGGCGCAGCGGTACATGGCATCTTCGGGTTTCCCATCCGGCCACACCAAGCCAGGCCCCGTTCCGTCTCCGAGCACGAGCACCTGGTAGTTGCCGCACTTGGGACAGGGCACGAAGTAGTCGCGCTGGTCGCTTTCTTTCCACGCCAGCTCGATCCGGCTGATGCCCTTGATCGTCGGCGTGGACGCCATGACGATCTTCTTGTTGTGCTGGAACTCCGCGGTGCGCTGGACGGCGAGTGAAACCGGATCGCCCTCCGTGCCCGCACTCGCCGGGTAACGGTCCACCTCATCCAGGAGCGCGTAGCGGATCGGCCGCATAGCCAAACCCGATGGCGATATCGCCCCGGTGAACGTGATGTGCCCCGCGCCATTGACGAAAACCTTGTGCAGCGTCGTGTTGTTGGAGTCGCGCGACTTGACCGGCGCGATCTTCCCGCGCAAGCTCGGCGTGCTCTTGAACATGGGCGCCACGCGGTCCTTCGAGAGCGCCTTGGCATCCTCCGTGCGCGGCTCCACCACCAGCACCGGCCCCGGATCGACGTCGGCGATGAAGCCGAGGAAGTTCAGCAGGACCTCGGTCTTCATCATCTGCGCCGCAGACAGCAACACCACTTGCCGGCACGGATGGCCGGGGCTGAGCACGTCCATCGGCTCGCGCTGGTAGTGGCGTGTGCGCCACTGGCCCCGCTCTGCCGCAGCGCCTCCGGTGAGGACGCGGTTCTCATCGGCCCACTGCGAGACCAGGATGTCTCGCGGCGGCAGCATCGCCGCTGCGCCGACTTCGTGAATGGAGAACGATTGCATCTTTTGGAACTCGCGCAAAACGGAGTGGGGCGCGCCGCACCCTGTGCGCTTTACAGACCCGCGTCCGCGACTGCCTTGCTGACCTTCCGCAGCGCCGCCGAAACTTCGGCGACCAACATTCGATGAATCGCTTTCTCGTCATCCACCGCCGCGAGCATCGGCGCGAGGCGATCCGGCATGGCCATCAGACCGTCCTTGACGATCGAAGAAAACCCTGCGGCATACTCGGCCGCGCGCGCCGCCGGGATCAGTTTGCCGGCGCGCTCCTCATATTCCAGTTGGGCGGTCCGCGCCGCGAAGCTCTCCTTGACCGCCCGCGCCCTTAAGTACGCGGTGACCGGATCTCCCGATCCAGCCACGGACTCGTGCATCGGAAGCCGCTCCGGTGCGACGGCGGTTTCACGGATCGTCTGCCCCGCGAAGGTGTTCTTCGCCCACTCCCGGTTGGCGCGCTCCGCATCGATGGTCCCGTCCGCGAGCGTTGTAATCCGCTTGCCGGAGATCGCCTTCTGGACAGCGGTCAGGCTGCAACCGCGTATCCGCGCGTATTCCCTAAGCGAGACGCCCATCACCGAACCTGTCCAACCTGGATAAAGGCATATTCTTTTTCTGAAGATTCCACTTGCATTCGGGTTCAAACGGAGTGATGAATCGTGGTGCGCGAAGACGCGCAAGCTACTGATCAGAAAGGATTAACTACCATGACAGACAACACCACGACCACCAAAGCCGCCGCCGTTGCGGAACAGGGCGCCCACGTCGCGCCGGAGAAGGCCCCCTCGAAGAAGGGCGCCAGCCAGAAGAAGGGCGCGCCCAAGGGCCAGAAAACCGCCAAGGGTGCCAAAGCCAAGGCCGCCGCGCCGAAGAAGCAAGCCAAGGCCGCCCCCGCGAAGAAGACCAGCGCGCCACGCGCCGAAAGCAAAGGCGCGAAAATCCTGGCGATGATTGGACGGGCCAAGGGCGCGACTCTTGCCGAGATTATGAAGGAGACATCTTGGCAGGCTCATAGCGTGCGCGGGTTCATCTCCATCGCCGCCAAGAAGCACAGCGTCAACATCGAGTCCTCGAAAAACGAAGCCGGCGACCGCGTTTACAAAGTCACCAAATAGAACTTCCCACCTGCCTCACCAAGCCGCCGCCGGGTTCAACGATCCGGCGGCGGTTCTGCATCTGCTTCCAGAATCCTCAACTCCGCAGACCAGTCCGAGAGCGCCAGGCAGAGCCCCTTGCAGATCGGGATGCCCCGAAAGGATCAGCGATTCTATTTCCGCGACCTCGCGGTAGCAGCGGGCGATTCATGACGCGCTCCCCATGCGTTCAGCTTTCACCTGCTCAAACGTGCGGCCATCGCCATCGAGCGTGGCCTGCTCGCCGGATAGCGATTGCCAGCGGAGGATCGCAACGTCCACGTACTTTGGATCGAGTTCCATTCCGCAGAAGACGCGCTCGGTCAACTCGGCAGCAGCGAGCGTCGTTCCGCTTCCGAGGAACGCGTCGTACACCAACTCGCCGGTTCGAAGGTGATTCAGGATCGGGCGCCGCATCAGCGCGACGGGCTTTTGCGTTGGATGGTCGAACTTCTCCTCGCCCGAGCCGCCCATGATGAACTTCGGGCTGGGCGAATCCCAGATCGTCGAGTTTTCACCTGGCTTGCCGAACCACGGCGCGTTTTTCTTTCGGACGTACCAGCAGGGTTCATGCTGGAACCAGTAGTGCGTGCGCGTCAGCACGGTCCGCTGCTTATTCCATATGATTTGCTGGTGATGCAGAAAGCCAATGCGCAGCAGGCCGGCGAGCACCTCGGACGTAAACTTCGATGCGTGAAACACGTAGGCGACCTCGAGGCTCGGCACAAGCGCGAAAGCATCCGACCAGTCGGCCCGCGTGTCGCCCGAGATCGTCGTCTCGGTGTGCCCTTCGGTGCGATGCTTCAGATACGACGGCTCGGCTGGTCCGCAGCCATTGAGTCCAGCGCGGTCACGCCATTCTGAATCAAGCTCGATGCCGTATGGCGGATCGGTGACCATCAGAAGCGGTTTGCGCTCGCCGAGGAGCTTGGCGACAGCTTCAGCAGACGTGGCATCGGAGCAAAGCACCCGGTGTTGATGGGGCGGATTGCCGCAAACCCACAGGTCGCCCGGCCGCGTGACTGGCTCGGCTGGCGGCTCCGAAACCACGTCCTCTTCCGCGCTGGCTTCGTCCGCCGGATACAGATACGCGTTCAATTCTTCCTGGTCGAACCCGGTCAACGCCAGATCGAAATCGACATCGAGTTCCTGGATGCTCTGGAGTTCCGGCCCGAGCAGATCCAGATTCCACGTCGCCTCGTCGTGGCTGCGGTTATCCATCAACCTGTACGCCCGCACTTGGCTGGGCGTGAGATCGTGCGCCACGTGAACGGGAACCTCGCCCAGCCCCATTGACTGCGCGGCCAGTAGCCGCACGTGGCCAACCACGATCACGCCGTCGGCATCCACCACGATCGGCTGCCGCCACCCGTAGGCTCGAATTGAGGAGGCGACCTTCTCGATCGCGGACGGCGGAATCACCCTGGCGTTGTTCGGATATGGCTTCACGCGGCCAGTCTTCCGCCACTCGATGGCGAACGTCTGGGTCTCGGGTTTGATCTGTTTGGGGAGCTTCATCTGATTTGGGGGGTGACAACCTGGGATTTCGAGGTTGTCACCCAGGCTGGGTCGAAGAATCAATGGCTTAGGTGCCCGACAACCGGGGGGTGACAACCTGCTAAAAACTCACTAACTAGGCAAACTGCGCAGTATTTTGACCCGCGGCCGCGACCTCGCGAGTCAGGTCCCTGAAATGGCCCGTCGCCATGCCGGGGGCTCTACCCGTTCGCGCCCGGGTGGCCCGTGTCGCGCCGTCTGGCTCCGGGTTGGCCGGTTGGTCCACCGGGTTCCTCGGGCGCGCCTTGGCCGCCCCTGACCGCTGACCAGCCGACCGCCGCTTTTTGAGTCCTGTGCCCGCATCAGTGTCTCGTGCCTATCAGCTTGTTCGGTGGTCGGTACTGGCCGCTTCGGGCGTGGCCGATCGCGCCATGCAACCGCTAACGACGCTCAGGAAGATGCCACGCGTTTCCGGTGGCGCAAGGGTCGAATCGGAGCGCCCACCTTGCAGCGGTCGGAGCTTCCAACAGTGATGCCCGTCTGCGAGCGGTTGCTCGAACGAGTATGCGCTGCCTTGATAGTCTCGCGCCGTGGACGGAAGGGGATCGTCCGGGCGGCGATAGAAGACGACTCGGTTGATGTGCCCCTTGTGGCGCACCACTTTCGCAAGCCCACAATCCTCTAAGCGCAGCGCACGTTTGTCGCTGATGAAATCCAGCAGAGCAAGATCTGATGAGTAGAGCGGAACGGACATAGCGATGCCTCTGGCTCGCTCGTTTCCGCTTTATGGTTTCTCTCGAAGGCGCTGGCTGGATTAACTGCTCGGAAGGTACACGCCTGTTATGCGGATGCGGGAAGGAGTTTTTAATCGAGGTATCCCGGCACCTCGCACTTAGCTAATTCAATCTTCTCAGAAACATAGTCGCCGGTCAATGTCTTTTCGTCGCTGGGCGCCAGCCTGTCGCGAACCCTGCGCCCGACATCTTCAGCAGCTTTCTCAAGCCTCTGCTTTGGGGCGATGGGAGGCGTCGGGGCAGGTCCCTATATGGGAGAGACAAGTTGTCTCCCCAACGGCGAACGTCATCGAAATGGCTACCACGGCCACCATGGATACCAAGCGATTCAGAATTCAACGGTTCGTGAGAAGACGATGGCTACCACGGGAGTGGTGCCAGTGGTGCCAGCAGACGAGGAGCAGCTATTCGAGTGAAAACCGAGTTTGGACTCCATTTGGACTCCAGTGATGCTTGTTTTGGGCGGGAATTCCCCGTAAGTCTATGACGGTAGTGGTGGCCAGGGACGGAATCGAACCGCCGACGCCAGCCTTTTCAGGGCTGTCGGATCAATCACTTACAAAGCACTCTCTCGCGGTTTCATGGAGTTACGGGCGTTTGATTTGGACTCCATTTGGACGCCAGACGCCATCTCTATCGAGGTTGGACTCCACTCGGACTCCACTTTTCGAGGGGTGTTGGACTCCACCAGACTCCGCTCTCGCCGCCCGGCTCGGTTGCCGTGGTGCCACACGTGCTTCGTGTGCGCGCGGTTGAGAACGCTTCACAAAATGCCGCCCTTCGCGAGACAAATGTGGGTCCTTATATAAGGAGATCGGCCCCGACGGCTACCCGTGGCTCCCCCCACGGACCGAGCAGATTCAGTTGGTCCTCGGCCAGACGCTGGCGCGGATCGCTTTACCATGCTTCCGACAACCTCTCAAGGACATCCTTTCTCGCCAAAACGCGGGAGCATAGCTCCCATCGATCCTTGTTGGGGTCGATTGTTTCCTTGTATCGGAGTTCGAACACGTCCCGGGCTTTCTGGCGCAGATGGATGAACTGGTCCATCATCGTCTCCAGCCTCTCCACACTTTCGATCCACTCATCTTCGATGGTATCGGGCAGGCCCCCAAAGATGTCGAACTTGTCCTTCAGCCGGCGTGAAATCACCTGGTAGACCTGTTCGTCCTGGGTATCGTGATAAACGAGATTCAGCATGTCCACGGTCCGGCGAGCCTGACCAAAGCGCTTGATACGTCCCAGTCGCTGCTCCAGCCGAGAAGGATTCCAGGGCAGATCCACGTTGATGAGCGTGCCGAGCGTTTGTAAGTTGAGACCTTCGCACGCGGCATCGGTGGCGATCACCAGACGAATCTCCCGATGCTTAACGGCCTTCTTGATGCTCTCGCGCTCCACTGAGGCGAAGGAATCACCTCTGAATATTCCGCTCTTGCCCGCACCAGCATAAACCGCAATCGGTTCGCCAGTCAGAATACCGGCCAACTCAGAGGCGATCCAACGCACCGTGTCATAGTACTGACTGAAAACGATGCAGCCGTGCTCCAGCCAAGTCTTGCCTTCCGTGCGGTGTTCCATCAGGAAGTACTTGACCGCCGCCAACTTCGGATCGCGCGCTTCCGGCCGCGACAACTCTTCTATGATGGTCCGCAGGCTGGTAATTTCCACCGACGTCAGGTCCGCTACGACTTCCGCGAGAACCCGCGCGTCCTCTTCCTCTTCGGGAACGTCGCCATGTAGAAGCTTATCGGCGGTGGAGCGACCGGATGCAAAGCTGGAACAAATCCGTTGGAGCAGAAGCGTTCTCATGAAGCCGGCCCCCTGTTTGCGCTTTTGCAACGCGTCTGTGAAATCTTCCGCCGCTTGATAGGCCAGATCAAAGGGGTGGTTGGTGCGTAACCCCAATCCGTCAAACCCGACTCCGGGATATGTCGCGCCGGAGTTTGGGTCAGGGTGGACCGCTACCGCTGTGGGTTCCAGCAGACCTGCTTCTTCGAGCGTCTTGCGGTGCCGCAATACGGTATGCCGGAGAATGGGGTTGTGTTCTCGGTAGAAACCAGGGGTCAGCGTCCCCAGCAAGACTTGCCGCTCGAAGTACCCAAGCGAACCGAAACCCTTGTCCGTGAAGAATGAATTGTCGGAAACGCCGAGTTGAAGGCGTAAGCTGGCGAAGTTGGGATTCTCGTCTCCCGGAGGCAGAGGATTGCGCAGCCACTCCCAGGACGCGCGCTCGTCGGAGGGAATTTCGTCGCCGCGCACAACGGGGAGGGCGCGCCGCCAGTCAGTCCAATTGCTGAGTGCCGGGCGGCCCAAGACGAAATCGATTCCGGAATTCAAAATACTCATTAGGTCCCAAACCTCGGAAACCTGGGTTTGAATCGGCGTCGCGGTGCCCAGCAGGATGTGTTTGGTGCGCGGACCTATGCGGAGCATGAAGTCCAACAGGTTATTGGGCTCGTCCTTTCGCTCTCCCAAACCGCCGCGCCGACGGGCCTTGTGGGCTTCATCCAACACCACCGTTCCGTACCTGCGATCCAGAAGGTGTTGGCGCTCCTCGGAGTCGTGGAAGATCAGCCCCGTCGAGACGATCGCGATCCGGAAGGGACATCGAACGATGTCCTCGGGACCGCGAGTCTTGATGATGTGTTCATTCTGGTCCTGCCAGACCTTCTTGTTCGAAATCCAAACCGCGCTGGGGACTCCGAGCCTGTCTTTGAGTTCCACCTGCCATTGAAAGGTAAGAGTGGACGGGCAGAGAATGAGCACGGGACCGTCATCCAGCAGAGCGGCGAGCATGGCGCTGGCCGCTAGGGACAGGGTCTTGCCAACGCCCACCTCATCTGCCAGTAGCAGCCGCGCTCTTCCATAGGTCTGCCGATGCTTCAAAAAAATGGTGACGAAAGAACGCTGCCATGGCTGGAGCTCTTCGCCGCCCCGATAGATCGGACTTTCAGCTAGGGCCGCGGCCGCCAGTTCGGTCTGATCCACTTCTCGGAATGCGAGTTCCACCCGATCGGCGACGCGCTTGATTTCTTCGATGATGGCATCGGGCAGCGGGAATGAGTCCTTCCAAAGCGCCTCGAACTCTTCCTCGACCCACTTCACGCCCTCTGGCGAGGTGTCCTCCCAGAGAATCTCGTAGTTTGCCGCGAAGGCGCTTTTTGTTTCGTTTATTGAACCAAGGAAACAGGTCTTGGCGCCGTCCGCGCCCTCAATTACGCCCGCCTTTCCGTGGACAAATACCTGGTCCTTGGCGACCACGCGGATCTGGACCCGGCCACTGCTCAGCAGTTCATAGAGCCGCCGATACCGGTCGCGATAAAGCAGCGCTTCGACTTCTGCAGGTGCCTGGTTCCAGCGTTCCTTGAGGGCAGTCTCGCGGACGTGCTTCGAAACGGTGACATCCGCTGCGTCCAGTTCGCTGTTGCAAACGATCCGGACATCCGCGATGCTGGCAATCTCCTCGCCGACCAGTTCAAAGATCGAGCTGCGGAAATAGCCGGCGATTCGAATATAGGACTTTGCCCCTTTGAGCCGTTTGGCGAGAAAGGCGTGATCGAGCCGCCTCCGGCGAGAGGAGAAACGGTTGATGTCGGCCATGCATGATCTCCTTGATCTCAACCCAGCCGTTGGTTCTTCACTAGGTCCCGCAGAACGCGCGCGGAACTGGCTTCTTCGGGGCGAAGCGTTTCCAGCTTTTTCGCCAGATAGTCCGCAAGCCCTACAACAAGGTCGCGCTGATTCTGGTTGGAATAATAGTCCGTTACATTGAACGTGAGGTGGGCGAGCACATCTCCACCGTCCACATCTTTTACCAGCTCCATAAGTGCGTAGAGAGTGGCACGAAGGACGGATTGATGAAGCTCAGAGCCTTCTGCCATTTCGCTCTTGCCAAATTCAGCCGCGCTTTTGAGCCGCGCTTGGTTGGCCTTTTCGCTGGCCATGAGGGCGCGGAAGTTCCGCACCTTGAACGCCTTCGCAAAGTTCTGGTAGTTGTCGAGAGTTTTGAATCCCTTTGCCTCCAAGTCGAGGAGCTTTAGGTAAAACCGCTCGGCCCCAGTGAGCCGATCCCAATGTGCGCTGGGGATGCCTCCCGGCACGAGGCATTGGTTTGCGGTGTCAACGGCGAAAGCGATCAGGGTATCTACAAAAGTGACTTCACCTTTGACTCTCGGCCGTATTGCCTCAAGGGTCATATCACGGCCGTCAATCGTTGCGTAGCGGGTGAGGACCCGCAACGCCGCGGCGTAACCTGCCATTTGGACGTCGGCATCCTCGAAGACGTTCTCATCCCGGTACAGCCCCTTAGCATCCTGGTTGAGGCCGGTTAGGGAATGGACCTGCTCTCTTACTTCTTCCTGGATTTCCCAGGCGAGGTCATCGCGCGTGGTCTTGAGCGATCCCGCCCGTTTTCGGAGAACCAGCAGAACCGTGCCTTTCACGTTATTACCCTGACGCAAGGCGCTCTCGGTCTCTGTGACCACATACCAGGCAGCGGTGACTCGCAGACCAGAGGCCCACACGATGTTTGCCATGTCGGCCCAAATGCTCCCAGACTGGTGGGTAAACATGATGACTTGAATACCGTTGGCCGGCATGCATTCTGCCATTCGCTTGTAGGCAGCGACCATGCCACGACGGAAGTCCTCGTCCTCACCCTTAATTGCTAGTGAACGGCGGCTGTCCCAGATCCAATTCGCGAACTCGGGCGGCGGGTTCTTGCGCAGCCAACCAATAAAGAACTCCAGAATCTCCTCGTACTTCACTGCGTCGCCATAAGGCGGGTCGGTTACGAAGATGTCTGACACTTCCGCCAGGGCGCTCGCCGGGTGGCTACCGATCGTGAGCGATAGCCCTGGGTGGAGCGGATAAGACTTCAATCGGAGATTGACAAGATCAAGGGCAAAGCGAGATCCGCGAACACCGTAATTAAATAATGTATTCAGCGCTTGATTGTCGAAGGTCCCTTTCACCCCACCTGTCCTGTTGTCCCCGTCACCTAGGCTCCAACGAGTGAGGCGCGAACTGGAGTTCAGCACTTGTGCCAAGCTCAATTTCAGTGGCGCACCAGCGTACCTATTAACAAGCCCGGCCACCAACAACTGCCGCGCGCTGAACAAGTGATGCCAGTAGGTCCATCCTCTCGTCCGGATTGGTTCATCGGTCTTGTCACCTGGCTCGATGCGCATGTCCGGCAGCCAGCCCTTGACCTGCCAGTCGGCGAGGTTGTCGGCAATGAAATCATCTACTACTTTTTCCCGCTTCAGATCATCATCGGTTATCGAGCGGAACTCATAATCGTCGGTCTTGCGGTTCGCCTTGGGCCGCATCCACTGGATGCAGTACAACCGCTCTTGGAACAGATCGTCAGGCCGGGGCTTGAAGTCTTGTTTTTCCCACTGCCGCAAGTGATTGCCTGTTTCGCCGTCATCTTTTCGATAGTCGCCGCGCAGCGTCGAAATCTTGGTTCGATATTCCGTGCCATTTACTGTGTGGACGAGATACGGATCCTGGCCACGGCCATCCGTCCTTACAGTGCCCTGAGCGGCGGCCGCCAGTTCCGTTTCCGTCACCCCGGATCGGACGACGATCTCGTAGCGCTTGTGTAGGGCATCCGGAACCAATTCAACAATAGTGCGGTATCCCTTGCTCACCATCCGGGTCGGCAGGAGAGGAACCAGCCAGCCGCCACTCTGCTGGCAGCGCGCTTCCACACAATAAAGGAATACCTTGGCCCGCCAGCCCTCGCCGTCGACCTCCACTCCAAGTTGGTCGATTTCAGCATGTACTCGCCGCAGAAGGTCATCCTGCTCGCCCTTGAGCGTGTCGTGGCTCTCCTTGGTTGTTCCTACAATGTTGAGGGCACCCCACGTGAGCATGCAGGCCACGGGGCTGAGGTCTGAGGCATAGACGTCGCAACCGAGCCGCGCTGCCTCGAACGGGATCTGGCCGGAGCCGCAGAACGTGTCTGCAACGCGAGGACGGTGACCGTAGCGCATGAAGCCAAGCTGCTCGACGAGTTGTGGAAACGACTGAGCCTGAGTGCCTAGATGGGCATTGACTGCTTCCCAGATATGATCATGGACAGAGTCCATGACCTCCTCAGGACGTTGTGCCTGATCTACACGCTCCCGGTACGGTGCTTTCGGGAGCATCTGCGCCTCTAGGCGGCGACGCTCCAGTTCTGGAAGGTCCTCGCGCCACGCGACACGCACGCCATCGTAAATAGGCTGGGACCAATCCACCGGTCCAATAGCTGGCAATATTCCCTCAGGCTCCGAGGTGAAGTAAGCGGCGACGTCCGCAATGGAGAGGGTTCCGAGAATTTCCTTCGGTTTCGGTCGTCGCTTCCAGCGGATGACGAACGACTCGTCATCCATCGCCATCAACTTCTCGAAGATCTCCAAATCACGCGCCCTATCCTGGGTCGCCGGCATTAGACTGCCGAGGATACAAGCCTTGGCTAGGATGAGCGGCTTCCGGCCTTTCCAGTAGCTCCCAAGTGCGGTGAGGGTCTTACCCTGCACAGCCATCTGCTCTTTGTAGGCCTCGGAGGAAAGTTTTTGCACGGGCAGCAGGCACTCAATAAGCGCAGGTGTGTCCTTGAGAGAAAAAGGCGTTACGGATTTCTTCACTGGTTGGTCTCGAACAATGACAGGGTCGTGATATCGTTCTCGATCGGACGGCGGCGTTTCCGGTTCGCGGGTGGCTTCTCGCCGTCGGACAGTGCGAAAAACAGAGCGCGCCGCCAACCACGCTGCGCGTCATCTGGCAGACCCGCCTCCGCGACGGTCATAGAGAAAAGCCACCAGCGTTCTTCGGCGCGTAGCGCGGCCCATTTGTTGCAGATCACAGAAATCTGGTCTGGGGTAGCCGTTTCGGCGGCCCAAGCAAGAACACAGAGTTCCTTGCCGAGAAGACGATCCACCAGATTGGTACCGGCGTGCCAACGGCCCGTCGAGACTTTGGCAGCTCTCAGCCGCTCATTAAACTCGCGACGAGCAGTATCCGCTATCCCCGACCAAACCGAGCGTGCTAGGATGGCCCGCTCCTCGTCGCGCGGAATGCCGCCTTCGAGGCCGCGATAACCGTAGTCCTCGATAATGTAAACGGACTCAGTCTTCGAAGGCGGGATTTCGACGCGAATCACATGGGCACCAAAATCCGTTGAGGCACCAAAGTCCACGGTCTTGATGGGCTCACTCACTGCTCCACGTCTCCGGTCTGGAGTTCGATTCCGAGCTTGGCCGCGAATTCCTTGAGGTCATGCCCGGAGGGAAAATTTGCCCTACGGAAGGTCATAGTGACTGGTGTCGCCGGCTCGAACTTCTCCAACACCAGCTTAAGAATCGCTTCGATGAAGGCTCCGTCCACCTTGATCTCGTGGACCATGACCTGGACAGCTTGAGCATCCTTACCGATCGTAAGTGCGACGTTCTCAAAGGTGGCTGATTTTTCGACCGCTTGTTTCAAGCCATCAAAAGTTTTGGCGCGTGAGTCGAGCTTCCGGCCCGTGCGGGATACGATCCGTCCTGGCTTGACTTCGTCAATCTGCACTCCCTTCTTGCCTATCGCAGGCCAGCGAAAATCTTCCTTCGCTTCAAGGCCGGAGGCCTCCGCGAAAACGCGTAGGATCACGTCACCATCGCCAATCTCGACAGGATTCTGGTATGGAATACCCTCGCGCGGTTCCGCGCCATCGAGCGTGTAGCGAATGTTTCCCTTGGGAGCCACGAATAGTTCGACCGCCCTGGTCCCGTTATTTTCGTGCAGATAGTTGCGGAGAACGAGCTTGTTCGACCAGGTCGCCACATCCCCGGTCTCGTACTGGCTGGATGGGTCGACTACTAAAAAAGTCACGCGAAGAGCGTTTGTGAGGAGTGTCTGATCTTTAATCTGCGGGCTTGCGTCGGATACCGTTGCGTCCTCGGCATAGTGGATGCGGGGCGCCGGTCCGGCATTTTGGGGATTGATGCGGAGCCGGACCTGTCCGCTGTCATCCGGCCCGGACTCGACGATGACCTGAACGGAGGTTGTTTTCTTCTTGGGCCGCCTGGTGATATAGCCGTTGCTCAGATCCTCCCACAAGCCGCGGTTGCACGCTATCGCCTTCAGAGTTTCAAGACCTTTCGGAGGCAACCATGGCATTCCTGACTGTTCGGAGTATCGGTCGACTACGTCGGCCCAGCGCGCATCGTCCTGGTTTTCCGGCCAAAGAAGATCCTGCGCCTTATCGCAAATCGGGTCGAAGTCTTTTTCTACATCGAGGTAGAGCTTCAAGGGATTCGAAGTAAGGGTCTTCTCGATCTGGTTCTCTCCGTCAAACGCTTTTGTGGAATCGCGGGTCATGTCCAGCGGCTTGTTGGCAAGTTGCGCCGCCTTGCCGGCGCGCTGGATCGGAAAAAGGACTTTGTCGAAAAGGTTCAGAACCGTGGCGTTGAAGTCTTGCTCGTAAGTTTGTTGCTTGCGCTCCAGGTCTTCGCGCTGGGGGTGCCCTTTGGGTATGCGTCCATCGGCTTTCTGGGCGGCATAGAGTTGCCGCGCAGCTTTCTCAACGCTAGCCATCGCGGTCTTATCGCCTGTAAGGACGCAGAGGTTGTTTTTCTGACTCAGCCCGTCGAAGAACTTCTGCACTTCCTCCGGCGGAATCTTAGAATCGGGGCTGACGATCAGAAGTACTCGCCCTCTGCGGACGCGGTCGGCCACGTCCTCAAGACGAGGCAGTGGGAGTACTTCATCATAGGCCGCCTTCCGGCTGGGTTTGAACATCGACGCAAGGCGGTGGCGAATGAGATCATCCACCTGATTCTCGGGAGCATCGTGGGCCAGACTCTGCAAGAGCTTGGTGAGGTTCTCCTGGCGATCGAAGTAGTAGCGCCCCTCCGGAGTGTGGTGAATGTACCAGGCCACCTTCTCCAACTCATCGAAAGCCGAGAGGAAATCCGAAGCATCGCGGAGCGGCGAAACCAGGCACTCGACCATCTCCTCCCGAGTGAGCCCCTTAACGGCATTTACAGCAGTGGAAAGGCTGGAAGTCAAGAGCAACGAACCGACCTGGGTCGCGGCCTCCTGACCGGACTTGAGATCCACGACTTGTGCGTGAGCCGAGGAGTTACCATCCCACAAGTCTTTCGCGATGACATCGCGCATGCCTGAAATCTCGGTAAGTTTGTCGCGCACCTCCTGGATGGAGAGGTCGAAATGCTGGGGGCCGATTAGGAAGACATCGTTAGATTTGCGTTCCCAAACGGAGCGGAGAAGGCGGGACACCAATTCGATCAGGCCGCGCGTTTGCTTGAACTGCTCGTTTTCCTTGAACAGCGCGACAACATTCTTGAGACGTGGGTGGAAAGGATAGGTAGCTGCGATCTCGTCGGCGATCGCTTCGGCGCCACGGTTGGCCACTTTTGACTTGCTGGCCTCCTCCAGTTTTTTGCCGTAGGAAGCGGCGATGTCCGCCCTCTCTGCAGTGTCGGGCAACGATTTAAAGAGCCGCTTGCGGAGGATGTCGTAGATCTCATTGGAGGCAAGGTCAACGGGCGTGATGTTCCGCTCCTGCCGACCTAATTCCTGCCGAGCATCCTCCAGTGCTCGGTTGATGAGTCGAGTGCCCGTGTCATATGTCGCGGCGAGATCTGAAACCACCACGCAGACATTACTCTTCTTCCCGGCTGCCGTCAATAGATTCGCGAACGCCCGGGTCGCGATATCGGCAACAGTGCCGTTTCCTACCTTCTGAGTATCCAGGTAATGAAAATATGGCGGCATCTCGTCGAACAGGATCAAGATAGGCTCGCCGCCGTCGAAGAGTTGCAGCCAATCCTTTTCGTCCGGTGCCTTGGGGCCGCTGGTCCAGAAGGATTTGAACTGCTCGCCTTTGCCCAGTTGGCCGGCGATCTCGCCCCAAAAAAAGTGATCCGGGTTGTTGCGTCCGTTGAATGCTGCGGTCCTGGCGCTCCCAAACGCTGATCCGTAGAGTGTTCCTCCGCAGTACCTCTTCCGAAGTTCAGGATGCTTGGCGAGAAGGCCAAAACCGACAAGCAGGTGGGTCTTGCCGCCACCCATGGCCTGCTTCAAATGAAAGATGGCTTGCGCGGATGCCCCGGCGAGGCGTGCAACTCCCTCGCTAATGAGATCCTGCATGCCCTGTGTAATCTTGGTCTTGTCGAAGAACTCAGCCCCATCGCCCTCGGCTGTGATCAACTGGTCGAGTTGCTCGATCTGATCGCTGAGCTTGATCGAAAGCGCATTGGGCTGGAGTTCGCAAGCATCTCGGACAGTCTTCACGTTTCGTTCTCCGTGGGAATTATAAGGGTAACCTGCACAGGCTCCCCGAACATGGGGCCGCGTGCGTTGATGTTGGGTTTCAGGTCTCTTGGATTCATCCTGGAATTCCTACCTGCTCTTCCGCCGTCGAGGCATTTCGCCGACGGCGCTGGGGATGTTGGCAGGTCCGCCGCCTCTCACCCATGCGTCCACCTCTGACAACTTGCACTTCCACAGACGACCGACTCGATGGGCCGGCAACGCCTTGTTCTCGATCCAGCGGTACACAGTATCAGCGGCGACCCCCAAGTGTGCGGCGACTTCGTTCACGGAGTACCAACGCAACTCGCCGGATGGGTTGCTGCCTGAAATCGACATCGATCGACTATTGTGGCAGAAAATCGGAAAGAAGTGCATTCGGATAATGCGCTCTTGGACCCATACCTCCGTAGCCCGGCGCGCTTGGTAGTGCTCATGGCGTTCTGGTAATCTAGCGGGCGAGCCGCCCTAGCTCCTGTCTGATCAACCGGAGCGAAGGCTGGGAACCCTGCCCAGGGGCGGCTACTTCGTGTTTGGGGAGTCGCAAAGGGAGCGATGGCACACCATGAATTGCCCCGGGCCTCTGCCGAGCGGGTCCGAGCGGAAATCGACAAAGCCGACTTGTGGCTGACGAACCATACCAAATGGCTTCCCACCGAACTGCAAGACGGCAAGAAAACCCGAGAGGAGGTTGATGCGATCCTCTGTCAGGAATCGAAGGACTGGGCTTGGAGCGTGTTCGTCACCATTCTTCGGGAATGGGCCACAATCGGCATACCGCCCGAAGACTTCGACGCCATCGCCCAAGATCAGATTGAAAATTTGTCAAAACATGCGGAGGAGAGGGTCGCCGCGTTCGTGGAGGGCTTTCATCTCACTTCTGGCAACGTGCTGCAATCGGTTCGTCAACTGTTACCGGGGCTGATTCCGCCGTACCGGGAAGAGAACCGTTTCCGCTTTGAGTCTCTATCTGCGAGACCCGCAGAACGCGCTCAGGCGTCGGCGGAATCGCCGCACGCGCAGCCACGCTCGGCAACCGTATCGGACGTGTCCGAACCGAAACCGACTCCGCATCCTATTTCCGAAGCTGAACACGCGGCCATCCCAGATCGGCCGGACACCGTTCCCGGACGCACTGCCGAACCGCAGGCAAGGCCACGTATACGCACCAAACGCGGGGCGAGTGGTGATCGTGCCGCCAACCCCATCCTTGTTCGAGAAAAAGCAAAAGGATCGATGGACCGGCCTGCACAAACAGATCCGATCTGGATAACAACGGTCACTCAGAAAGAACCAATACCCGTCACCCGGTTGACCGGCGAAGTTGAATGGATAAATACGTCCGCGACAAACGAACCGGACGATGCGGTTTTGGCGTCTGAAGATGAGTTACGCATAGCTGAGGTAACTCTGACTGGTCGGTCTGAATTAAGAAGTGAGCTTCAGACGGTGTTCAGCGGTCCAGACTGGCCGCAGGCCAGCGCCATCATTGAGTCGTTCAGACGGTATGCGACAAAGGTGTTCGATGTAAACGCGATGGCTTATCGTAAAGCCGCTTCGGTACAAGAGAAGGACTCAAACGAGGCTCTCAATGCGATGGCTCGCAATTTGCTCAGTGACGTTTTTGGGAGTGAATGGGAAAGCAGTCCCGGTGAGCAAGTAATCCGAATAGACTGGCAACACGGCGTCGAGGGATGGAAGGGCCGCGAGGTCGTTGTGATCGCAGGAAATGATCCAGACAAAAATTGCCGGTATCACGAACTGATTAGCGACGCGATCAAGTATCGTTACCGTTTTCATGCCGTCCCGCCGGAACCCATCCCTGGGGAGCCGCCGGGAATCAATCTATCGAACCCGGAGTGGTGGCAGTACATCGGGCTGAAAGAGCGTCATAACCTGGCGATGGCCATCAAACCGTACCTCGAAGATCGCGTGGCCCATTGGCAGCTCGTCTACGAGGCGTCTAGCTCAACCGATGCGGGCTCCAGTATCGAAACAGCGCCTGAGCAACGACGACCGGCAACCTCATCGGACCCAACCGAACCAAGACCGACCAAAGCCGCTGATCCGAGTACAATCCGCGTCCTGCCGAGATCCGAATATCGAGCGTGGCTCAAGAAGCTCAAGTCTTTGGCTATGCTCGGGTTGAGATATCGCCGCAGGTCCAATGTTCCAAGCGTATCCGCGTTGCAACGGCTTCATGTCGACGCTATGGATCTCTTCCTTCGGATCGGACCGTCAGTTTCAAGAATCCGGGAAGAACTACAGGATCTGAGACTAGCCAATTACGGCTCCCAGCGTGAGGACTGGCGCGAGGCGCACGTGTATCCGGGGAAGATCAGGCGATTCACAAAGCTGCTAATAGCCGCCCACCGCTTACTCGAACGAGAACATCGGGCGAGCCGCGTAACGGCCACGGACCGCGCCCAAACTTTCCAGGACCAGCGACCAGCGGTAGAGAACACTGGCGCTCTCGGTGTCAGTTCCGATGGAGCACAACGGGAAGACATCAAAAATCCGCCGGGCAAGACGCGGAAAGGCGACGCGACCCTCCTTCACGGAAAGCGTTCGGTCACGTTCGCGACGGCTGAGGAGTACCTTGGCATCAGCGAAAGGCAGCGGCAGAAACTCATGAACAGCGGAGCGTTGAAAGTGGAAGGACAGGGCCTGAACCGAAGAATCACGACTGAATCCCTGAAAGCGTACCTCCCTCCAGAAATTCCGAACTGACCCGAACCAGCCCGAACCGATCCGAACTAACCCGTAATCTAAGTCCTTTCCAATCCAACTCTTAGCTCTTATTATCATCTCGTAGCATCACTTCTCAAAAAGAGAGCAGGAGATGGGAGCGGTTCACAACACATTCGAAGACTTGTTGGACGAGCATGATCTTGCTCGAATGACCAAGCGAAGCGTGGCGTCAGTTCGTCGCGATCGGCTTCTGAGGAAGAACTGCCCGTTCATCAAAATCGGAAATTCCGTCAGGTACTTGCGATCAGACGTTGAAGACTGGTTGCGGTCTCTGCCGAGGCGCGGTGGGCAACAGGAGAAGCCATAGCCGATGCCTGAAAGAACCGACCTCGCTGATCGTATCGCCGTCTTTGGTGGTACCAGCAGATCACTCCTTCAGGAGATCCCCAACGAAGCGGCGGCTGCATCCCGCCGCCTCAGTCGCGATCTGCTGAGTGCGGCAGCGACATTGACCGTCAAGGAAGCCAGGTATCTGGTAAACGCGTACTTCGCCATGCAGGAAGGCCGGGCGGCTGCAGGGAATCAGATCCGAGCACTTTCCCAGACCGATCAGCCGCACGCCGTGATCGCGTGGCTCCATAGTCAGAACGCGACCGTCGAGAAGCAAATCATGAGGGCGCTGGATGCATGGAGCGACTCAATTCCGATCGCGCACTGGGCCAAGGGTGTGGGCATAGCGCCCGTGATCGCGGCAGGCCTCTCGGCACACATCGATATGGGGCGCTGTCCAACCGTGGGACACATCTGGCGGTTCGCCGGCCTCGACCCCACGCAGGAGCGGCAGAAGGGAACGAGGTGCCCGTGGAACGCCGATCTCAAGGCGCTCTGCTCAAAGATCGGTGAGTCCTTTGAGAGACCCGGAAACGACAGCGATTTCTACAGGCGGTTGTATCTGCAGCGTCAGGCACAGGAGGCGGCGGCGAACGATGCCGGAAAGTTCGTGGAGCAAGCGCAGCGCAAGCTGGAGCACTTCAAACTCACCGGAAATACCGATGCGCGCACGTCGTACTCGCTAGGTAAGCTCCCGCCAACTCATGTCCATGCGCGCGCCAGGCGTTGGGTCGTGAAGCTTTTTCTGTCCCATTACCACGAGGTCGCCCTACGGCTCGCAGGCCAGGCACCGGTGAAACCTTTCGGCACCGCGATCCTAAGCGGTACTCACTACATTGCGCCGCCGAACTTCTGATCGCGAGGAACTGTGCCTATGAAGTCTGATTTCAAAAGTCGCTGCCTGTTAGCGTGCCAGCGCGTGCCAACGGGGCGGGAGTTGCTCGCTCCTTCGCATCCCGCCATCGCGGAAAAGGAGTTTCCGCACCGCTGCCGAGCCACCAGATGACGCCGCTCGATTTCCTCACTCTCCTATGGCAGCTTAAGCCGGAAGAGCTTTACGTCCTGTTGTGGACGCTCCCCGACAAGCAGTCTCACTGGTACCGGGACATCGCCGCCGCCGCAGAGTTCGTCTCGGATGCGCGCGACCTGGACGTGTACGTTGGCGTTGGGCTGTCCAGAGTGGATTACGGTCCGGCGCGGCGCTGCGCGTCGGGAGAGATCGCGGGCATCAGCGGGCTTTGGGCTGATTTTGATCTCCGGTCGGACGCGCACAATAAAAAGGCGCTCCCAGCTACGATTCCCGACGCGCTCTCCGTCA